GCTGGCATTGTCAATGGTATGGAAGTGGACGACAAACAGTCTATGCGTTCGTATGAAGGCTTTAAGACTGACACTCGTATCATCACTGTAACAGAAGACAAAGATGCACTGGGTTGTTCTGGCTGGCTGTGGAATCCTGCGAAGATGATCAAACCTATCCTGATTAAAGGCTTTGGTGAGCTGCACAAGGAAGGGAAAGGCATCAAGGGTACTGGCAGACTGTGGCTGTACTACCAAGCGCTCTACGGTGATTCTGTGGACAACTATCATGGGTGTGACCTGTGGAAGATTGCACAGGACAAAGCAGGCAAGAGTGTAACGTTCGGTGAAGTGGCAGCGTATAACGTGCTGAAGGACGCAACCAACGATAAAGAAGCTCTGACAGCTATGTACAACCAATACAAAAGCTGGTATCCTGAGCCGGTGACGTACATGGCTCATGACGGTGTTCTCCACACCAAAGACGCCCTTGAAATCATGCAGATGTATTTTGATTGTGCTCACATGCGTCGTTGGGAAGATGACCGTATTGATGTTGCTGTGATGCTTGATAAGCTGGGGGTGACTCTATGATGTTTGGAGTTGAGCCTTCAAGGGAGTACATCCAACAATGGGCTGACGGCGAATACAACGTCTATCAGCCTCTGGCTTGGCAGCATGCTGCTTGGGCTTACTGGTATCTCGGCTATGATGACCCAATGATTCGTGCTGGTGATATTGTAACAAATGGTATGATCCAAAAGATCACTGACGCTTGTGTCTTACGGCAAAGGGAGCTTGACCGTGAGTGATATCCGTCCTTGGGAGTTATACCCAGAAATCTGGAAGACCGAGGCAATGTATCTAAGCTGGATTCGTGGCGGAATCCGGCGATACCTTTGGAGTAAGAACCCTGTAAAGCTTGAGTTTGTTAAAGAAGCTCGTAAGATGATTACCAATCCTAATGTGAAACTACGCAAAGGTCGTCCTAAAGTTTGGGGCGGGGTTTGTGAGATTTGCAAGAAAGAGCACATCCTAAAGAATATGGAAGTGGATCATAGGACGGGCGAGCATTCTCTGAGAAAGATCAGTGACATTCAACAGTTTGTCGAAGGGATTGTCTTTGTCCGTAAAGAGGACTTGGCATTCCTGTGCAAACCATGTCACAAGATCAAGACTCTTGCTGAACGTCAAGGTATGTCGCACGAAGATGCAGCCATTGAGAAACAAGCGATTACCATTTGCAAAGAGAAAGCAGATGTGGTAAAGTCGTGGATCATCAAAAGAGGTGAGGTTCCTGCACGTCTTGTGAAAGAGAGACGGGAGCAGGTGACAAGATTATTGAAGGAGGGGAAATGATAAAGATGTACATCGCTGTATTAGATGAGGCACCAGATTACATGGTGCCAACTCTGGTAGCGCACTCTGCAATAAACGCTCATATTCACTTTGCCTCACCACTGAGGCAGGACGATGACTTCTTCATGTATCACCAATGGTTAGATTACTCTTTCCGTAAGGTCGTGGTAAGAGTTAATCGTAAAGAGTATGACAAGATCAAGGAAACTCTTGTTCACTGGGAAGGTCATGAGAACACCATCTGTGACGGTAAGGGCTCTTGTTTGGTTGTTTTACCATTGAAACAAGAGGCAGTTCCAAACGTATTAAAATTTGCCAAACTATGGGCACCGACAAAGGAGGTAGTATGAGTAAACACTTGATCATCGCAGACACACAGGCCAAACCAGAAGAAGACCTTGAATACATGGGCTATATCGGTCAGTACATTGCTGACAAGAAGCCTGATGTTGTTGTCCATATTGGCGACCACTGGGATTTCCCAAGCCTCTCCAGTTACGACAAGGGCAAGAAAGTGATGGAAGGTCGTCGCGTCATTGACGATGTTCGTGCTGGTCACGAAGGCATGAAGAGGTTGATGGCTCCAGTCATCACACTACAGGAGCAACAACGTGCAAATAAAAAGAAGGTTTATAACCCTAAGATGGTATTCTGTCCGGGCAATCACGAAGATCGGTTTGACCGTTACGCCAACGATAATCCAGAGTTGTACGGCCTTGTCGGTGTGGACTCACTCAATATTCAGCAATATGGTTGGGAAGTTGCCCCTTATCTGAAACCAGTTTGCATCGACGGTATCTATTACGTCCACTATTTGGTCAACCCAATGAATGGTCGTCCACGTGCTGGTAATGCTGCTGCACAGTTGAAGGCTGTAGGCTCTTCTTTCGTTGTTGGGCACAAGCAAGTGTTGGACATTGCTATTGCTGACAACCAGCTTGATGGCAAGTACCGTATTGGTATCATCAACGGTGCGTGCTACCCTCATGACGAGGCGTACAAAGGCCACCAAGGCAATCAACATTTCAGAGGTATTATGATGCTGAATGAAGTGGATGATGGTTTTGGCTTGCCATGCCCTGTGTCGCTTGACTACCTAACCAAAAAATACGCTTGACACAAGAGAGGGGCTATCGTATGATGGCCCCTCATTCGTTATGGAGGCGGAAATGGCACAGAGTAAAGCACAATCGTTGAAAGAAACCGTGTCCAATACGGGCATTGGCATGGTAGGAAGCTGGATCATCACAATGGTGACATTCAGTTTCATTAAAGACTTGACAGTGGCTTCTACTGTCGCTACAATCGGCTGCACAGTCTGGAGCATTGGTCGTGGCTACTGCGTCCGCCGATATTTCAACAAACTACAAACTAGCAAAGGAGAATCTGTATGAAACTGATTACTATCAAACAATTTGAACCGGGCGAATTGACTGCACAAGAAGAAGGCTTCTACCAAGAGTTCTCCGGCTTGGCTGGTGATATCGCAGCACGTGTTGTGGCCGATGGCGATTACGATCAACTAGCCCTGATCGCCAGTCTCACTCGCGCTCTTATGCAAGTAGCAGGTAATGCACTTGATCTGGCTAACCAACTGGGAGTTGACACCGATGTATAATATCAAACTAACTGCTGAGCAAGGTGATCTGGCATTTCACATTCTGGCTGTCATGCAAGAGCGCTTCCCTGACAACCCTGAGCTGACCATCCCTGCTCTACAGGTTGTCCTGCAAGCAACTAAAGAGTCTTGCATCGATGAAGGAACTTACGCTGATGAGTGAGAATAAAGTAAACCTTCGTGATCTGGTGAGTTTGGCAGAGTCTGTTGAGTTCCTTGACGAACTGCTACAAAAACACGGCGGAAGTGAAGAAGCCCTGATGATTTTGCTGATCAAAGTGGCAAGCACCAAAGCCATCCTCGAAAAAGCATTGGGCTGTGACCCAATCGTAGTTGAAATGGAGGACGATGAATGACAGTAAGAACACTTACAATTGACGAAATGCTGAGTCAAGAGACTGGCGATACCGCCGTCCTGTTGGGTCACTGGGAGACTATCCCAGTAGGGACAGTACTAACCCGTAGGCGTGATGTGTTTGATGACACTGACAGCGTAGCCTACGAATATGGTGCCGACTGGACCTTCTTCGAAGAGGGTGAAGTGGGTGTGGTTGAAAGTGGAGTCGGCTCTGGTCGTATCGCCACTGACTTTAGCAAGCACATGGAGCTGTTCACAACTCCACTGGTTGAACCGGGCTCTACTGTTGAAACTGGCTGCTCTGACACTCTCGGCATGTTCCGCCCTGAGCTTGAGACTCGAAAGGTTGGTAAGATTCGTGTAGAATTGGTTGACGACGGCTTCCCGCTTGCCTTGCGTGAAGTGGCAAACGTGATGACTTGGGCACAAACTGCCAAGGGTTACAAAGACCATGACTGGCAGAACCTCCCAAACGCTGAGGAAGCTCTGGCTGCGGCTGCAAGCCGTCACCGTACAGACCATATCAAGCAACGTGTTGTTGACGGCTTTGATATCAATCAGTGCGTAGACCATGAGTCTGGCCTGCTTCACAAGGCTCATGAAGCATTTGGTGTGTTGGCTCAACTAGAGTTGATGTTGAGAGGAAAATTTGTTGACTCGCGTATGCAAGTCGGGGTATAATATCCTCCTACACAGGCAATAACCTATAAAAGGGAAACCCATAAAAAGGTTTCCCTTTGCTTTTATAAGGAGAAATAATGACAATTACTGCAAAAATCATCGCACACTCTATCGCACCTAATGGTCAAATGATCGTTACGTGGGAGCTGGAGTATCAACGCTTCATTCACGGAGAGTTCATGACCCATCGTCTGTTCTCACGTAATGCAGCATCTTCGCGGGCTATTCCCGTCGCTACAATCATTGATCAAGTAAGAAACAATCCAGCTATGCCAATCCACTGGGGCCAAAACCAGCCGGGTATGCAAGCTGCTAACGTCCTATCTGATGCTCTGGCTCACTCTGCACAGTTTCTATGGAAGAGTGCTGCTAAGTTTGCTGCTGGTATTGCTGAGGCACTGGTTAAAGTAGGCTTGCATAAACAAGCAACTAACCGTATCCTTGAGCCGTTCCAGACAATGAAAACTGTCATGACAGCAACTTGCATGGACAACTTCTTCTGGCTGCGTAACCATCCAGATGCACAGCCTGAAATCAGAGAGCTTGCTCGTTTGATGTGGGAAGCTTTGCAGGCGAGCGAGCCATTTGAGTTGAAGCCGGGGGAGTGGCATGTACCTTACGTAGGTCGTATTCGTGATTGCGTTGGTAACCTGATGTACTACAGTGGCGAGCTTCCAACTTATAGCCACAAAACTCAAGTGCTGCCAACAGTCACTCTGGAAGAGGCTCTAGCAATCTCTTCTAGCTGCTGTGCTCAAGTGAGCTACCGTAAGCTGGATGATACGCTTGAGAAGGCTCAGATGGTGTATAAGCGCCTTGTGGACAGTGAGCCTGTACATGC